TGATCTGTAAGCTCATCTTCTGGTATTACTATAGCATTATTATAAAAGCCAAAGTGTATTGGTAACCCTTTGATAGCTCTATCTGCTAAGTATACAATACCAGATTGCTCTGCTTGTCTCATAATTTGGTCTAATCTATAGACCTTACCTGATACTAGGTATCCTGGATCATCTCCTACAGGTGGTAACTGATTAAGGTCTCCACAGGCTATGATCTTGATACCGAATGATTCTATGTCTTCTACCATAGATCTTGGAGTCATAGATGCTTCATCTATGATCATTAATTTAATGTCATGAAGACGTTCTCTCTTAACCCATTTAAGAGTAGTTTTAGGTTTATTAAAGTACGTATCCATAACAGGTTTACCATTATCATCTAACATGATAGACTCAGATGGCTCATATATAGATGAATGTATGGTCTTAGCTCTAGTCATACCACGATTACGCATTACTATAGCCGCTGTACCAGTATAGCTCATTGGCAGTATCGAATCGTATGGTATATTTAAGCGTTTTATTATTTCATTTAATACAACAGTCTTACCTGTACCAGCCGCACCAGTATATTGAAATACTAATTCAGATGAATTTTTATACCAATTCACTGCCGCTGATACAACTGCTTCTTGACCTGGGTTTAAAGTAAATCCCATAATCATTATCTCCTTTTACGTTTCTTAGTTTCTATCTCTGGTGGATAGTCTATATTCTCGTAACCGAATCTTGATTCACCAAATAACATGAAATCTATAATCTCCATATATTGTAGAGAAGAATTATAGTACTTTCTTGTAGTGAATTGTGTACCATCTGACATCATCACGTGTAATTGACTTCTTGGATCATTAGCTGGACCAAATATCTTAAAGTAATTAGATAGATAGTAACTATTGTCGTCCCATTCATCAATAAAGATATCAAATAGGAACTTCATAATATTCTTATTATTAACTGGGTCGAATATGATAGAATCACCATAAGCACTTTCATAATAGTCTACTGGCATTCTAAGATATTTACCCTTATAGTCTAGATCTCTAAGATCTCCATTATTATCTGGAATACAGATATTACGTGAATAGAAGTCTTTCTCTAGACCAAGTTTACTTATTAGAGCATATGTAGCACCGATTACATTATCGTCCCACATACACATTAATGCGTTTTCCATTTCAAATATTCCTCATGCCCCAAAACATTATAGTATATAAGAATTGAGGTGTAATAAACATGGATGATAAATATAATTCTGATTCTGGATTAGGATTCACCGAAGTTGGTATCCTTACTTCCGTATGTAATAAATATGAGCCTGGATATCAAACGTTTTATGTGCAAGCACTTAATCCGATGAATATGAAGTCTCCTATTAAAACTACAACTAAAGTTCAAAACCCAAATATCATTAATAAAGAAAAGTTCTCTACTGGCAAAGTTCAAACAGGTTCCAATATCCTTATTGAGATGCCTAAAGAGGTTGCTAGAAACTTTCCTACTAAATTCATACCTCCTGGGACTAGATTTACTATAGCATTCCTTGGTGGTGATATAAATAAACCAGTTGTTACAGGAAGGGACTACGATGGCTACGAAGACAACGCTAAATAGTATTAAAGCATTTATCAACACAAAGCCAATCATAAGCACTGATTACTCAAATATGTCCTTCATTGAAGAACGTGAACGTATTCAGTTTGCTGTTGGTAATATAATCACTGATGATTATTACCCTGAATTAAAAGCTAAATGCGTTAAAGTCCATCTTGACGATAAAGAGATTCAAAAGTATAAATATAGACCTAAAATGTTAGCATACGATGTGTATGATAACGCCGAGCTATATTATATCATTCTTAGAATCAACGATCTTTATAGTGTTAAAGACTTTAACATAAGTAAAAAGTATATATATCTATTACCTAAGAAAGAACTCAATGCTTTTCTAGCAGATGTCTATACTTTCAGTAATGATAATATACTTACATTTAATTCAAATCATAAGATTAAAAACGTATAACCAAAGGTCTAGGCTCATTGCAGTCTAGACCGCTATTTATTCCAAGTGAACTCTATAACGTCATCTATTAACGCTGGAGTACATCCTGAAATATCTTCTTGGTCATTATATAAGAGGGCATCCGTATAAACTATCCTAGGAGTGCCATCTTCTAAGTCATCCATATTGAAATCTCTAACCACATTTGCAGCTCCCTGAATCTCGTCAGGCGGTGTAACTCCAAATAGTGTATAAGTATAGAGTTTCTCAGCATCATTAAATTCATTAAACATTCTTAAACCAGTCTTAAGCACAATCTTGGTATCATCGAAGTTAGCTCCTCGATTATATGGATCTGCTTCATAACAATCTTCAAGCTCTTTAATGAATTCTTTACTAATACCATAAGCATCAGATTTCTTTTTAACCGTATCTGATTCTTTAATCTCTACAGGTTTCTCATTACCTAATAATGCACCCCAACTACCATTATTATTTTCATTATTAGCAGTCTTAAGTTCATTCAATGATAACTTAGATAATGGTTCAGCTAAATGAATATCCTGTAGAAGTTCTAAAGGTCTCTCTTTAGAGTAAGGTAAATAGAAGAATTGAGATGATTGAGTTTTAAAACGTTTCTTAGCATTTGCCATACCAAGATATCGTCTACCATCAGCTCCATCTTCTGGTACTAAGATGAATGCGGAGTCAGCATTTTCTGTAATCAAAGTAGATTCACCAATATTAGCTCGACCTACTTTACGTACTAAATCTGCTTCAGTAGATTTACGACCTTCGTCAATTATCTTAGCCGCATCACGGTTTAACTGAGATGCAGTGATAACTGGAATATGTTTAGCAATAGCAAATTCTTTAAACTCATCTACTACTGCACCAAGAGCTATACGCATATCACCACCCATGAGTTTAAAATCACGAGGTCTAATACGTTTAATATAGTCTTGTACTAAACAAACGACTTCCTGTCCATTAGCAGACATTTCATCATAGATTGTATATAAGTAATCAGTATCTACAGAGTTACTTGGTACATATCTAAATTCAATATCAATAGGTGAATCATTAGTTACTCCTAAACCATTTTGTCTAAGAAGATGCATTACTTCTTTATAGCCACCGAATTCACTAATGTCATTATCTGATACCAAGATACTAAATACACGTTCCAATGTTTCGTTCAAAGTATTTTCCATCGTTAGGAATAATATAGTTGGACGTTTAGTTGGATCTTTTGTAGTTATATCTTTATTATTACCTTTGATTTGAAGTGTTAGATTTAATAGTGTACTAGATTTACCTTCACCAGGTAAGCCTAGATAAATATAACAACGATCATTCTCAAAGCCACCATTCAAGGATCTATTGATTGCTTGAATGCCTGTTTTTAATTTTGTAGAACCATCGAGAGATCGATTATACATATGAGCTACTGTAGCTTCGAATTGCTCATCATTAGATAATGATAAGGATTCAGAAACACTAGTTACACTTACATTCTCTTTGATCTTTCTGTTGACTTCAACAATTTGCTTTTGTACACCTTGAATGATTTTAAACTTTTCAGCTTCATCAGATGTAACAAAGTCACCATATTCATAGTAGATATTAGACATAATAGATTGAGTATAGAAAGAGTTTCTATGAGACCCAATATTATGCTCAATGAATGCTATCTCATTAGCACCCAATGGTTCTTCTAGTTTCTTTAATGGGAATAAGTTTTTCTCATCTAACCCCTGCAATGCTGCTTGAAGAAGGATATCTCTATTTTCATATCCTTTAAGTCTAGCATCGACCAGTTGTCTTAAAAATTGGTAAGTAGTCTTTTCACGAACTTGCTCTACACTGAAATTCTTACCAGGGTCTACCATTGTAAGTAGTTCCCTTAGATCTGTTAATACACCCCTGTTTGAGGTATGTATGGTCTTTAAGATATAATTTGCATATAAGATCATTGATGATAGCGGTAATACATATCCGCCACCTATATCTTTCTTAGCCATCTTCAATCCTCACTTTACGTAATTGATCACTCCTTTAATAGTTCAATTAACTCTTCAGGAGTGATGTAAGTAAATCCCTTACTATCATTTATATATCTACTTAGAATATCAAACTCAGTAAGGCTTTTATCAGTAATATAATCATATTCCCTGCACTGCTCAAGTACTTCTTGAGATTGGCGTCTGATTATATCATTCTTATAATCACACTTAATAGCAATATTTGGATTATTCCTATAGAATGATTTAAGAATATTTATATTCTCGTGCTCTAGTGTAAACTCCATACGGATATTATCTACACCCTGAGCTTGCCGTTCTTTAATGAATGCAATAATCTTTTGAGGATCATCTTTGATCATCTCATCAAAGTTTATTGTATCATACTTATAAGACTGTATCTCTTCAAAGTGAACGTAATACTGTCTTGTGTTTATATCATGTAATAAGATTAGATATCCTTTAGGTTGCTCTTCGCCATAGCACCACCGATAAGGTGAGCCACAATAGTAGAAGTCTCTTTCATAACAACCTTGGACGTGTACATGACCTGAGATAACTGGTCCCATGGAATATCTGAAATTGTCCATTCCAAATACTGGACTTGGTGCATCTAAGTCAATTTTATCTTTTCCATATATAGCACCTCTAATTGTACCATGCATGCATACTGCATCATAGTAGTTCTGATAGAGGATATTCTCGTAAAACTCTCTTCCCATTCCTGGCACTTCAGGTATACATAGGATACGTTTTTGTTTTACATATTCAAATTTTATTGTTTCAATTACACGGACATCTACAGATGGATCATTCATATATCTATAGAATAGTTTAGTTTGATTTGCATCATGAGATGGTGTACCATGTAAGATAAATAACGTACATTGTTTAGCTCTACATACTTGAACTAATTCATCTACAAACTTCAATGCATACATAACTGCATCGGAGTTACTCATAAACTTATGGTGGAATAAATCACCATTAATCGATATCAAGTCTAAGTCTAATAGCTTGATTCTATCTATAAATTGATTCTTAAGAATCTCATATTGTTTAGCTGGATCAAATACCCCGAAATGGATATCTGAAATATGTGCTTCTGTTAAAATATTGCCTTTCATAATCTGCCTCTAATGAAAGAAAAGAACTCGTAAGGATCCCTGAAGGACCTTACCTTTATTTAATAATCTGTTAGACCATTAATAAAAAAATATTCCCAAGAGTCATAGAAGACCCTTGGGAAATGGTTCTATTTAGTTATCATTTCGAAACATTCATAGAAGTTTTCATCATTAATGTCTTCAGGTCTTAATTCATCTGTAGAAGCATAGCGATATCTAATAACGTTATACTTAGCAGACTTTTCAATACGACCTAAAGAGTTATTTAGAACTACACGAGCTATATCTTCATCTTTGAAAGTAACTCGTTTGTAGTTTTTAAGAGCAGATTTCATTTCTTCTTCTGAATCTAGACTAATAAATGCTTTATAAGCATCTGCATCTTCTATATTAGAATCAATGAATTGAACTACTCGTCCAGTATCAATAATGATATCATCATCAGCTTCTGTAGGCAATGGATACCCATTACCTGCAAGTCCAATGAATAAATCATTTAAGATTGCAGATGGATCGGTTGGATCTTCTGAAGTGATGGTAAGAGATCTAATTGCATTGTATTTATAGTTGTATTCATATTCAACTACAGCCGTCGTAGTATAAATAGTACAAGTATAAACTGGTCGGATATGATCACTAAAATCTAATCCAACTACTCTTGCTCTTTGATCTTCTTCTAGACCTTCAAATTCTGTTGGATCAATTGAATTGGTTCTATCTAGACGATAGTCATTGTCGATCAAAATTGCATGATCTTTCAATAGATTCAAAATTTGACGTAATTCTTTAAAACTTACATTGTACTTCTTACCTGCCATTAGGTTATACCTCCATACAATATTTCATTAGATTAACAAAAGACCCCATCAATCTATTGATGAGATTAATAAACAAGTATTCATCGATCTTATTAGTAATCTCTAATTCACGATCTCTGAATTTATTACTAGACACTATTTCATTAGTGACAGTATTCTTAATAGAAATTGTAATGATTGGTTTATCTTGATTAAGACCAATAGTACAATAGCTAGTCTCATTCAAATCAAATTCAATATAGATTGAACCTGACTTGGAGTATGTGATAGGAAGACCATCTTTCATATCCTTCGTATTATGGAAGAAGAAAGATATCTCTGCTATCTTAATGAATGCTGCCATCTCCCGCATCATATCATATGATGGAGAAGTATGGATTAAATCATCAAAGTATTTACCTAGTTTATATTTATATATCCACTTAGGTAAGAACCAACTAGGAATTGGTTCAGTGATTTTATCAAAGAATATGTTTTCCATGTTAGCTCCTTTTAAATTTCATAACCTCTTTCACTGAGGTATTTACTGAAATCAAAATCTTCATTGGATTGATTCATAGCAGTAATTGCTAGAATATCCATAAGATCAAGATACATAGCTTTAGCTTGTTCTTCTGTCATGATTCCTCCTAACTTAAAGTAGTTGGTTTAACTGTAGGCTTAGTATATGGAGTTATACTATTAAGCTCTTTACCAACTTCAATATATAATTCTTTAGCTTCTCTATAAGAGAGCGGAGTAAAGTTATCCTTATTTAGAGCGAGGATCTTTAATGTGTTAAACTCATATATATGATCTGTATCCACTCTAACTATAATTTGTTTATTACCCTTAACATAGTTTAGATAGTAAACTAAGTCAATAAATAATGACTCATCATCCGCTATTGCTCTACCAAAACAAGATACATATCTATCTTTATCATAGAGTAGATATGTAGATATTGTTTTATTTATTGAAAATATTTCAACAGTTGCTGGATTAGAGCATACTGTAGTTAAGACTCTAGGGGCATTCCAAATACTCATTAAGTCTTCTTTATCTTCATCAGAATTATACATACAGAAGTTATCTAGATTTTCATAATACGATGCGAAATCTACTAGTAACTTCTCTGTAATATTAATTGTATCTTGAAGAGTTTTTAAAGTAGAATCATTATAGCATGTAGTTGGAACAACTATACCACAATCTTCTACTTCATCATCGAATATGAATCTAACTTCAAATGTAGCTTCTTTATTAAAGATAACTACCGCTCTATTGTTAGATTCAGGATCTGTAACTACCTCAATTCGAATCTTATCAAAATGGATAGCATTAAATATATCTATTAGAAGAGGTGATATTGTATCATGAATCATCATGATAGTATTATCGGACTCTTCTAAGTATTGGTGTGTAATAGCCCCCAAGAGAGGAATATCCTCGTCTGGAAGTACTTTAATTAGGTCTACAGCTTTATCCATTATTTGCCACCTTTTGGGATACTTTTAACGATACCAAGTAGATCAAATTCATCATTAACTGCTACGCTATTAGATAAACTGTATGCAGAGTTAATGATAACGATACCGGCTTTGACATCGTAAGTAATATAGGTGCTATATTTGGCTCCGATCTTAATAATATTACCATTTACATCTACCCATGCAGTAGGAGTCTTTAAATTACCTACATCACTGCCTGGAGTGGATAGATAATCTGCGATAGATAGCAAACGTTTAATAGTAAGATCTGTAGAGAATCTTTTGAAAGATTTAATTACAGTGAACTGATCAAATGAGGAACGTAGTACTTTTGCAATACTAGTTCTTAGTTTGCGTTCACTTTCAATACCCAAGTCATCTAGCATCATACTTAAGATAAGATTCAATGCATGATAAGATTCATGAGTAATAATTGAATTTGATTTGATGTTGAATACAACATCATCTGATTCTGGAATGACTGCTATTTCCACTGCGCAGCTACTTCCAATAAATTTGAATACCACAAGACCTGGGTTAGGTTTAATTACATCAGAGAATGTAATCTCACATCCATTAGCTCCAGCTTTGTATTGTGGAATAATAAAGTTTTCTTCTTCTACTTTCTTTGCTAATTTTGTTAAACCGTTAGCGTAGCGAGAAAATAATAAATTAGGGTTGATCAATTTCATAGCTGTTGATCTCCTTTCTAAAAAAATAAAAGAGGTGTGGTCTTGGCGGGATTGATAAAGTTTTCACGTTCAATGTTTATGATATAGTTTATAGTGTTTGATGTGCAATATTTCCTGGGAGTGTGAGAGTGGAAATATTGAGAGGTTTGTTTGGATTGTATTGTGTTTATATAGGGGGTCCGCCAAGACCACGATAAGAGAAGTTCATCTGCCAGGGAGAGCAGATGGATATCGATTCCTCGATATCACCTAAATAATATATAGCTAAAATAAAGTTTACCTAGCACGAGTTCTAGTATCTTCATTTAGGCTATCAAAGATAGTAAAGTAGACAGAACCACAGATTCTATCTTTAACGATATTATATAATAAGGTACTATCAAATGTCTTCTTATCCATAAAGTCTAGATTATCTGTATTTAGAAGACACATATAAAGACATACCTCTTGGTTGCTCATATACTCATCTGGAATCTCGTATAGATTATAATCTGTATTATTGAAGAATCCATGATTGATTAAGATATTCTCAGCTGCTAATTTAAACAACTCTATATCTTCATCTTCTCTTAAAGTATTAAATAAATCATAGGAGTCTACTTCAGAGACTCCTTCAAAGTCATAATGCTCTGCATCTCTAAGATATTCTTCTTTCTCAAATCTTTCTAAAACTCTAAAGTTAAACTTAGAAAGATCTATTAGATCAGAATTTCTTTTATCACTAGTAAACCAATCTCTATACCATTCAGTATGTCTTAGTTCGGCTAATAAAGATATATCATCTAGGTTGATTATGTCTTTATATAAAGTAAAGACATTCACAGAGCTTAATAATAACTCTCTATTTAGTCTCTCTCCTATAAATATAGTTAGAGCTTTACCACGATCTCTATTATTAAGATCTTTTAGTTCATAGATCTTAGATAGAGTTTCCTGTAATAACTCAGTGTAA